ACGTAATGTATGTAAATTAAATTCTAAGTCAACTTTATGACCTACACCAGCACTAGATCTAGTTTTCATTAACTGTATCTGATATCTACCACGTTCACGCATAGCACGTGATGTAAATATACCAAATACATTATCTGCTGTATTAATCTTACTCAAACCACCTGCTATATGACTATGATCAAATTCTACTTCTTCTACTGCACTTCTATTCAACTGTGATGCTGTTACAAATACCACATCTAATTCTTTGGCTAGGTTACGCAATTCTTCTGAAACATATTTGTCTTTAACAAATAAATCATTAGGGGATACCTTAGCACTTACAGGCATGAGTAAATCTAAATAATCTACACATAAAAAATCTATTTTTGAATTTGTTTGTATTTCAAGTTCTTTAAGATACGCTCTAATATCATTTACAGTACTCTGTGCATTCATATATTTAATTCTTAAGTTACCTGCTTTTTTACCCATTAATTTTATTTTCATTTCAACATCATCAAGATTTTTAAATATTCGTTTAGTTTCAATATTTGCAATCATACTATCAAGTCTCATTGCACAAAGACCTTCACTTAATTCTAATGTTATATAACAACCATTTAATCCTTGCTGTATCCAATTTACAGACAAATTTTGCATAAACAAACTTTTACCACTACCACTAGCACCAGCAAATATTTGTAACTCACCTTTATTAAAACCACCATACAATGGTTTATCTAACATAGGCCAACCTGTACTTACTTGTCCATTTTGAGATTTTAGATACATAAGTCGTTCTTTGGGTGCATCAAAATAATCAATACCCATGTCTTTAGTTAAACTAATTTGTACAGCATCTTTAATAATTTTTTCTACAGGATCATAATCGCCTTTTTCTAATAAATCTGCTGACTCTAAAATGGCACGTTCTAATTCTTGACGTCTAGTAAACCCTTCAAATTCTGCAAGAAACCAATCATAATGATTTTCTTTTAAATCTGGTACATGATTAAATGTTTGCTTAGATATAGCTTTTACTTGTTCAGATGTTGGTAATGTACCATGTTTATCTGTATGTTCTTGAATAAAAGTAGCCGCTTTTTGCAGACTTCTATCAAAGTTTCCTGGATTAAAAATATTTTGTATCCGCACATAACTTTGTGAATCTTGAAGCATCATCTCCAAGAATAGTTTTTGCATTTCTATTGTATATTCTGTTGCCATTTTATTCTCTTCGTTAATTTTCTTTTTGCCAATTCAATCTTAATTTTGCTAGTTTCCTTGGCTTGTATAATAGTTATTAAAGTTCCTAACCTACCATAACGTTTCACTGCGTCATTAACATCCTTAATATCTTCTTCCCAATTAGGTATACTAACTGACCAACCCAATTTTATTGCACGATTAATTAATTCTAAACCAGACTTATCCTGATCTGGTACTACTACAATGTCACGCTGTAATCGTTTAATAACCTTTGCTTGTTTTTCACTAATTGTATTATGTAATACCGCTAATGCATTTATACTCAAAGCATCAAACAATCCTTCTACTACTATGCATTGAGTCCAATGGTCTTGTTGTAAATCAACACCAAATACATATCCAGGTTGTTGTTCATTAATATATTTTGGAGTACGATTATCTAAAAACCTAGCACTCCAACCTACAACTAATCCATCATATGTATATGGTACTACAATTCTATTATTCTTTCTTCCTTTTTCATTAGGACTTATCATAAAAGGATAGCTATCAGGGTCAATTGATCTAGACTGTAAGTAGTCTTTAAACTTATTGTCCGTTGATTTAAGCAACTCTAACTCGTCGGGTAAGGTCTTTGAATTAAATTTTATTTTATCTTGCTTAGATTTGTTTTTATCTTCTAATAATTGAGCAATATCTTTATGTTTAAGACTTTCTAAATTAATAGCACCGATAGTACCACTATCAACACCTAACCAATCTAATAATTTTCTTGCACGTAAACCTAAAGTTCGTCCTAGTTTAAAACTAGCCTTGTAACCACAATTAAAACAATGATAACTCCAATTATGTCCATCAACCTTGACGCCACCACGTGATCTTTTATCTTTAGTTTCTCCATTATGGGTACAACATACAGCATTAAAGCTGACCCAACCACTCGGAGACATTTTTTTACGTGCAGGTAATACAGTCAAGATGTCAAACATTATGTAAGTATAGCAAATTCTATTTCATTAAGCAAGTATTTTGAAATTTCTAAGTGTCCTTTTTCGTTTGGGTGACCACCAGGAGCCTTTGGTACCTTTGCAATGCCTTGTATACTTTTATTTGGGTATAATAATGTAGGTACTTCTATATTAACTGGTGGTGCAAATATATTAAATTGATAAAGATTTAAACTATGTGTAGTAGCAATGCCATTAAAAAAATATAATGTTTGTTGATAATTTAATTTACTAACTTCATTACATTGACTTAATGTTATATATTTTTTACTAAAATCGCTCCATTCTTCCGGTACAATACTAGAACCAAAATCTACCCAACTACTATGAATGTATCTATTCCAATCAGGATCTTTTCCTTGTACAACATGATCGGGATTATACCAACTTTCACGATCACTACTGGTTAAACCAATTAAAATTAAACTATCAGTTTGAAATTTACCATTCTCTAACCACCAAAGAAAACTCCAAATAGTAGATCGCAAACTAGCACCTGGGTGGCCAAAATTTTCTAAAGGTACATTATAATTGTCAGCGATAATTCCAGAAAAACAATTTTTTAATCTATAAGAATCATTTTGAAAGTTGTGTGTGGTAACATCTGGAAGAACTTTTTTTAGATCGGGGTTTATTAATTCATCACCATAGACCCAACTATCACCAAAAGATACTACTTGTTTTATCGAACGCATTTACCTAACTGTAAGACTAGTAATACTTCCTGATGTTTTTTCAATGTATACTTTTAATTTTGGATGGTATCCAGAAATATTAATAGATCCGGTTGTACTTGATGCTGTTAATGCAACTGCGGTTGCCGCGGTATACCATTGCCCTGAATCATCTACAGCCCCTTGTACTGTAAGATTTCCTGTAAACGCACTTGGAACATATTGTAATGTTTGTAAATCACCATCGGCTTCCCAAGTACTAGAACTAAAAGTAGTAGAATTGGCACCATCGGGTATTGTAATAGATTCACTTGCTGTAAATTTTGGCATTAAAGAATCTTGGATTTCAATTACACCACGTCCACTATTATTATCATCAACAAAAGCTAAATCATATTGACTACTACTTGTTGTAAGTTTTTCGATGGAATAATTTGCACGTTGAGCATCTATTGTGTTTAAGTCTTGTTCTGTAATAGTAACTTTAGCTTTACCGTTAGTCGCATCTGTTGCAACCATGGTTTTTTCCAATAATAAATTTTCTCCTTCACGGTCAATTAATCGCCATGTAAATGTTGCTGAACTAATATCAACCTTCTTTTGATCTTGATTAATAAATGTAAAATTAAGGACATTATCTGTACCTTTTGATATCTTTAAATTCTTTGAATACACTGGTTGCCACCTCACTGTTGCTATGTCACTACTAGTATCATTTAATACTACCGTTTGTGTCTGATCATATAAATATATTTGCGTTGTAAACATAATTGTATTTATATGGCTAATGACTTCTTTTATCAATTATCTGAAAAGTACCCGTTCGTAACGGTGTGCATGTATGCCAACGTCGAATATGTTGGAATAATTCAGAACCAGGATGCTATCGTAACCACGTTTTACGATTATGGGCGTATCATTGACACTACACTCAAACGTCGATTTGTTGAATTAGCCAATGTTTGGTGGTGGGAATCTAATAGATCTATACCAATCAATATATTTTTACGTGATGAATGGGTTAAATTTAAACCATATCTACAAACATTTATTAATAAAGATTTAGAAATATTATATGGTCCTTGCACTAGCTTATCTGAGTTAACTAAAAAACGCACCAAACGCAAATCTATTACACTTGTCCGCCGTGTTGACTAAGATATTTTCTTAATTTTATTTCTGTAGTCTGGGGATATTCATCATATAATTTCCAAAATCTTTCCTGATTTTCTTTACAAATCGGTTCAACTTTTTTTAAAAGATTTACTAAATTATCATCATAAATTAACCTATTAACTTCCCTGACTATTGATGAAACACGTATTTCCCAATCATCGTGCATAGAAAAAACTTCATCTATATATGGTTCAAATGTTCGGAACATTTTCCGGAGATCAGGATAATAATTTTTACTGGCTAATGTTATAAATGGATGACCCATAATTATAGGTTTATATATTTTTTCTGTGAAAAAACTATATCTATGCGTAA